GCATCTTCATTGATGTAAATATCCTGATCAATCGAATCGAAACAAGATCGGGGTAGATCGCCTCCATTGTCAAGCGTGGGCAGGTTAAAGTAATCCCTCAACGCCTTGAACGTGCGCTCGTGCTGCTCGATGATAGGCGGGATCCTGACGATTGCTTTAACACCTGTTCCGGTTGGTGAATTAAACGCGATATAGACGTACTTGTTCTTGATCACGTTATCCTTCACCTCATCGTCAAAGTCGAGGCAGATCAGTCCTGAGTGCTTCAGGCACCCTCCGGTAGATCGGTGGTTGAACTCACCTGACCATAGATAAACAGGCAGCGATTCCTTGAGCCGCTTGATCTGACCTGCATCAGTCGTGCTACGTAACTCATCGATAATTGTACGGGTCACATCCGTACCGAATCGAATTCGGTCGATAGCCTGTTCGACTGTGATAATGGTAGGACTGTTGAGTTTAAATAGGGTAGGAAAAATAGTAATCATTGAGTGAGTTTAAGGGGTCGTGAAGATACTGAACTATCGGCAGCTATCACACTCCCATCCGACCATATACCCGCGATCTCGCAACCGATTCGATCCGTTTACGATCGCTCCGCATAGGCAGCGACCGAGCTGACTGATTCGTTGCCGCTCAGATCGGTGGTCTTTGCGCCATTTGATATGCGTCGAGGCGATCGATCTGATCATTACTAACTGCTCATCCGTAGCAGTCTGGCATAGGTCGTGGATGTTAGTCATGGAGTAAGGGTTTAATGTGGTTAAACTATCAAGTTATTTTCTCTTAGGTAACTCGAACCGAAGCGGCTCGATCATTGGAGATGAAGCTACAATTATCCCATCCTCGCAGAAGGTACGCTGAACATCGACCTCCGCAACAAAGTCTATCTCGGATCGGTTGAACCTACCCGACTCAGCGCGGAGCATCTCGACCTCATCACCCTGAATGTCGCAATGCAGCAGATCGATTCGACCCGGTACAGGTATACCACCAGAGCCGATACGCTCGTTTAAGAACACTCCGTTGAATCCGTTTATGTTGTAATGCCTGATCCCAGTCTGCAAGTACTCAGGATCAATATCGATGCAGATCGTCTGAGACTGTGGTGCAACCTGCTTCATCCACATCGAATAGAACGCCCAATAGCTGCCGAGTTCAACCATCACAGGCGCACGATCTCGATACCGCTCGATGATCTTGCCAAATAAATACTCCTCGCTCGGCTCGTGAACGCCTCCGTTGATCTTCAGGATCTCACTGAACTTGCCGTAGTACGACTGATCGTAAACTTTCAACCCGTTATGCATCGTGATCATACCATCCGTGCAATCACCTGCACCTGGTACTCGCGGTATCAACGCATTTAGCGGGTCAGATAGGATTAAATTGAATCGGGACTGGTAGGCGTTAGTCATATCAAACATTTAAAAATAATGATTCAACTATATTTAAATCTCTTTGGCTTGGAGGCTTCGCGTTGGTGACATTGTAAGGAGGATTAAAATACCTTATACAACTTGTTTCTAAATCACAAAGATAATTTACAGAGCAACTAATAAAATAGATACTATCAAAGTCTTTAAAACCCTCAGATACGTGAGTTATAATTCTTTGCGCTACATTAACAGACCTTCCTATGTATTGTATATCTTGGTTCTTACATAAAAAATAAATGCCTGGTGGTGTATTGATATTACTTAATGGCAGTTCGTATAGGTTTTTAATTTTAGATAACTGAGGGGGGATATTAACAGCTTTAAGTTCTTCTTTGTTAAAATGTATAAACTGATATTTCTCTGTTACAAAACCTTCCTTATATGTTGTGTAGTTTTCATCAAGCCATTCATTTATCTCAGATGGAATAAACCACATCGTTTCTTCTCCAGTTATTGGATTTTTAACTACATAGTGTGGGCATTTACCATCTTTTGCTAATTGAATTATACCATCATTTCCTACTAATTCTTTTAGTCTTCCTTTACAATCATCAATACGCTTTAGCTTATCCAATGCTTTCATATCTTGTTCCACTCGTTATAGAATTGTTCCCATGTTTTGGCAATAATATAGAATCCGCCTGACTTGATCACCTCCGCCTCGATCTTCTTCTGGGCATCGCTCTGCCTGTCCTTACCGATTTTCACCTCAATCGCTACCTGTACCCCAATGAGCCTCCCTCCGACCTCTATCGGCTTGCTCGCCATTATATCGGCTATGCCCTTCCTGGTCCCTGATCTTGTCCACTTGCCGTTCCGCATAATCCCGGTGTTATTGATCCGATCAGCATAGCCTCCCGTCAGCCGGATGAAGTCAACGATCGCAGTGGTTAAACCGTTTGCGCTCTTGTCTGAGTATTTTGTCATAGGTACATACGATTTTGGTAGGGTGGTATTGCTGCACTTCGCTCGGTGCTTGAGTTGTTCTAACTCGCGTAGGGTCATAGTGAGCGAAGAAATTTAACTCTATCCTCATCAGTATTAAATAGTTTAGAATATTCGACATCGCTTATATTCATAAAAATACTATTTATCATTATTAAATCACGTATGCTAAAATTAAACCACTCACCACCTTTACGTCTTTTATGTCCAAATAATTTGTGAATTGTTTTTTCTAAATATTCAGCACTTTCATCATACCCAGGTTCGTGATAAGTGAACATTACTAATTCTAAGTCGCAACCTGATTGAGATTTTAACGCACTAAATCTTTGATCAATATTTGTAGTTCTGCCAATCTTAAATCGTTTAGATTGAAAGTTAAAAACTAAATATACACAATCTATTCCCGTTCGACCAAATATGTATTTTTCAAACAATTCATCATTAGACTTGGAAATATTTTCTTTATTTCTGTGTGATCCATCCTTATTGTAGGTCATTTCCCAGTACATGTGATCGTATCTCATCCGTTGACAATCTTATCTAATCGCTGTGCAACGATAGACCACTTACGGCAGTACTCATACTGTTGCCGCTTGGTTAGATTGCCGTTGTCTATTGCACTAAAATATTCTGACCATAAATACTCTAATGTTCTCGGTGTAGCGACCATGCCCTCGTCATTATAGAACTGGTGTATCATCCCAATATCGGTACATACGTTCCTGCGCTGATCCATCCGGGTAGATAGTTCTCCAGATGCGCGGTGCAATCTTATATTCTGTTGGCTCATTTCGGTTATGAATTAAGGTTAATACATCTCTCAATAGCATCAGGTTAACATACACTCGGCCGTAGCGAGTCGATGATTCAGATCGGTTCATAAGGTTATACGATTTGATACGTTAATATACGAATTGTGTGATAAATGTTATGCGCTACGGTGTCCGAATATCATATCCCGCATCGCTTTGGCGGCTTCGCGTTGTATTGAAATATGGAACTGCATTGAACTATAATCATCGTTATACATCTCATCAATCTCCTCATCTGTAACGTAGCGGGGTGCATCCTCCTTGCATCGGGCGAGTTCGTCTTCGAGTTCGTTCAGAATCTTAACCACCATCTCAGCCTCTTCGGGAAACACGTGGAATATTTTCTTCAACCCATTGTAAACAGCTACATCACCTGCCCCGTACAGGATCTCCCATTTCGGTATTATACCAGTTGGTGTCATAGTTTTTCTATCTCTTGTTTAACTTCTAAATAATACTCGGTCAGATCGATCAACCCGTGTGCAGTAGAATAGTCTAACACCTCATCGACCGCAATCAGTGCAGCAACCTTTGCACCGGAAATCGTTAGCAAGCAATCTACTAAATATCGCCTCACCAAGTCGGTTGCCTTATCCTTTGCGCTCATAGCATGATCCCTCCTATGTATTCACGGCATAACTCAACCCGCTCACGTAAACTCGCAATAGCCGCATCGTTACGCTCAATCTCGAAGGTCTTTAATCGCAATCCGACAGGCAGACCTGAGTAAGTCATCCGAGCCTTCACCAAATCAAACAGTTCCATATCCAACTCCGACTCGCCACGACTACGGGCAATAACCCACGCCTCGCGCTCAATCAAATAGTCAGGTGCATCCATTAGACAGTACACAATCATACCCTTGCTCATACCAGTCAATGCCATGTAAGTCTGAAGCTGCCAGTAGTACTGCACGGGTAACTCATTTTCAAACAAAGGGAAGCTAAAGCAGTCCCAGGAACATTTAATATCCGGTACTAAGTTAGTCAATACAAGGTCAGGCGTTCCAATTAGGTCGGAATCGGTGTAATTGACCTCGTTCTTATACACCAATCCCCATCCTAACTGCATCGCGGCAAACTCAATCGCATCCGACTCCATCGCATTGCCTTTATCGAAATACTTCGAGGAGATCATCTTGGGACGTGAATAAATCTGCTCCTTCAGCCACGTTTCGCAGTAGGTCTTGGCTGTTTCGCTTAGACCTGAGCCGCTACGGGCTTTGGTCATGATCTGGCTCGCGGCTGATGCGCGAATCTTAAATTCTAATTGCATAAGGCTGTAATGTTTTCGGTTGAAACTACATATTTCTTCTGAATCTGTTCAATGGTAACCGTACCGGATGCGATCGCTGACTTCGCATCAGACCACTTTGGATGCTCAGGGGTTAGCTGCTCCTTGCTGATCGTTTCGCGCACTCGCAGCGCATCCACTACATCGCCAAAGGCTTTTACCTTCTTTACATAGAGCGTAATCTGCCTGCCTGCCCATTGCTCCACGTAGGGCGTTGCAAGTACCTTAGTAATCGATTTCAAATTAGTCGCGTTCAATACCATCGGCTTCTGACCTCTCAGGTGAGCCACTACGCAGGACTCTTTCTTACCATCCGTATTAGCAATCATTTCGCTGCTGATCCGGTCAATAGTTACGGTCAACTCGGCATTGTCAGAGCCATCCATTAATGCCCATGCTCCGATGTAATCGGGATTGTAGGTCTTTTTCCAGTGAGTAAGGGTCTGATTCATGTTCTATATCTTAATATTGTTGTGTGACTTATTCCAAATTCCTGAGCCAGGTAATGGCTGCTCATCTCGCTTGCCCTGATCGCTTCCCGCTCGATCTGATCTAACTTCGGGCGATCCTTGTAGTACGACTTGCCCTTGTGCAACCCGAATCGCTTACGTGCCTTCAAAATAGCGTTAGGTGACCGATCCAGTATCTGACCTAACCTGCGGTCGGTTAGATTCATATTATCCTGCAACAACCGCAGTTCAGACGTACTCCACTCACGCCCGCGCATCCCTCTGAGCATTTAAGATTCGTACCAATTCTACCTCGCGCTGATCGTACTGACCTGCAATATACTCCGCATAGTCACGGATCGCCTGGCATCTGACCGATCCACATTCACCACGTAATGCCGTCTGAACGTATCCTGCCGATACGCCTATCTCTGCTGCGATTCGGCTTATATCACCGAACTTTAATCTTTTCAATATGCTCATAATCTGTTTGGGTTAATCGTTCTGTTCAATTCATTCGGTGAAGCATTCTCCTGCCAGTTCGGATCTTCATCGCTCGCAATCGGATAGTCGATCTCATAATCTCTTTGCATTTGATTAGCAGCCTCAAGGAAACACTCCAAGCCGGTCAGATGATACATCGCCCTGGTCAATTCGATGCAATCCGTTTCGTGCTGTGCAAATGCCACCAGTGTCGGGCAGTTGTCGAAATCGTCCCGAAGTAACTCGACTAATCGAGCCGCTTGGTCTGGGTGTAGGTTTTTCATATCGCTTGAGATTGATTGTGAGCGTTAGCAGCATCAGTAGTAATTCCAACAACTTTGAAATCCCTTCCGGTAAATCTGTTGAATTTAGCGTGACTTAACGCCTCTTTCTCATTCATTGCTGTAACAATAATGCTTGATTGTCCGCCGATGGCGCGAGTGTAGGCAACTGTGTAGTTCGTTTTCATTTTCTGTCTGTTTGTTATTGACCTTGCAAATATATATACTTCGATACATACAATGCAAGTAAAATCTGATAAATCTGCATTCTTGTAGTAATCCGACTACAACCGACCTACAACCGACTACAACCGACCTACTTAATCCGCCAGATGCGTACACCGCCATCGACCTGCTGAGTGGCGAAATCCCAATCTAACCCGTTACGCTTCACCCAGGATCGCGCACATCCCGATAAATTATTCTGCAACTGAACCATCGTCTTACGATTCAATATCACGTAGAAACTCTGCCCTACTTTCATTTCAGACCACGGATATTTGGTCTTTCTGGTCTTTTCAAACTGATCGCATACGGCATTGTAGCGAACAGGTGCTTCAAATTCACTGGTTAATAAGTAGTCTGTCATGTGTTCAATTTGTATTTATTATGTAAATCAGAGCAAATATAGTAGCTTATTATTAAAACTTCAGTATTATAACGTAATAATGACCAATATAACTTAGCTATTCAGTGTGTTATTTTGTAATAAATACGATTTTGAGCCGGTTATAAACGCTCCGATGCGCACGATTTTGCCTGATCGGAACTGACCCGAAAAACACCCAAAAACACTAATCGCTCATTATCAATACTTTAACTTTTTGCGCTGCTACAACTGCGACAAACCTGCGACACAATTTGCGACAACTTTTTTTTACACGCAAAGTACTGAAACATAAATAGTTAATCAATCAAAAGGGTTCATTTTAGGGGTCGGCAACGTTTGTGACACTTTGAAATGCTATTTCCGCTATATGTACTAATGATAGTAATACTATTATGATATTTATTATAATAAAAACACCATATTAAACTGTCACAGATGTCGCAATTCGCCTCAAATCGGCTCTATCGTTGTCTGTATCAATTCGTTACGGGTCAAAATCAAGATGTAATCAAGTTGTCACAAGATGTTACGTCTGTCGCAGATCAATTCTATGGCAATTTGTTCCAATTAATTCGTGATCGTTTAGTATAATTGTCCGAATTAAATCAGATAGAAGCATGGCTTACGAACACAAGGAGAACAGCGGTAGTCTGTTCAGGAATGAAACCAAGAAGTCGGACAATCACCCAGATTACACCGGCAAGATCAATATCAAGGGCGAGACGCTCGATCTTTCAGGGTGGATCAAAGATACCAACGGCAAGAAATGGCTCAGCCTGAGCGTCCGTGAGCCGCGTCAGGTGGATGCGTACGTACCGAGTGAATCAGTACCGACATCGGATTTGCCATTTTAGATGACTTTTACTTTACAGATTAAATGATCTCGATCTGCCATCCATCATACGGTCGACCTGAACAGGCTCGCCGGTGTGTTCAGCAATGGCTTGATCGAATGGTTACCGATAGCTCGATCGAGTGGATCCTGAGCCTGAACGATAACGATCCCCAGTTCAGCAACTACATGAAGGTAATGGATGACACCGGTCTGGTCATAGTAGCCGATTCATTCAATGGGATGGTAGCTGCATCGAACGCGGCTGCATCCCGGTCGAAGGGAGATATACTGATATTGGTCAGCGATGATATGGAACCACCGCAGGGCTGGGATCAGCTACTATTGTCTGATCAGTACCTGACCGGTCAGAATCCGGTAGTGTTGCAGGTGCATGATGGTATCCGCTCGGACATCGTGACTCTGCCGATAATGAATCGCACAGCGTACAAGGTACTGGGATATCTGTATCATCCGGGATACATCTCGATGTTTGCCGATAACGATCTGGCCGAAACGGCTAAGGCGCACCACTTGTACCGAGTTAGTTCGATCGTAGGTTTTCAGCATAATCACTGGGTGAACGGCAAGGCTCAGAAGGATGCGACCTATGAGCGCGAGGGGTCGAGTATCGCGTGGAAAGTTGGTGAGAAGCTATTTGAACAACGTAAGTCAGGAGGGTTTCAGCTATGACCGAAGACCTGTATGAATATGTAGATGAAAGTATTGATAATGCTTGGTACTTTGGTGTGTGGATGTTTGAAAGGCAAACCGATGAAGAATGGATGAAAGGTGAAACCATTGAAGATAACGGTATAGGCTTCAATAGTCCTGATGCTAAATACTTAACGCCTATGTTCAAGCATCTATTGGACTATCCATTAAAAACTCAAAGAGATATACACGCTCCGTACTTTGATAAATGGGTTAGAGAACATTTGAGACCAAGACTTTTGAAGTATACCAAGCAGTTTAAAGTATATTCCGCTTGGTTAGATGAGGAGGTATTTGAACATGACTGACCTGTTCACGATCTGCATCCTGACCTTGAACGACCGCGAGCAGTTCTACACTCGGCTGCGTAGGTGTTTAGATCCGCAGGTAGTGGGTAAACCGGTACGGATCATTACGATCAAGGACAACTATGAGCAGACGATCGGTGCTAAGAGGAACGCTGCGGTTGACCTGGTCGAAACCGAGTACATGGCATTCATCGACGATGACGATGTAGTATCGATGAATTACGTTGATTCGATTCTGGCAATGCTTGAGGCTCGACCCGATGCGGTCGGTATCAAGGGTCAGTATAGCGAGGGCAACTATGCACCGGTTAACTTCATCAATACACTCGGTTATGCTTGGGAGATCAAGCCGCGCAGGATAAAAGGTAAGATGACTTACCTGCGACCAGTGAACCATCTCAACCCGATCAAGACTGAGATCGCTCGAAAGTATCCGTACCCAGAGATAAACCACGCTGAGGATATGGACTATGCAAATCGGATGGCTGCAAACAATGCGATTTCGGTATGCCCTTTGATAGATTCAATTTTGTACTTTTACCAGTACAGAAAGAACAAGTGAGCAAATCAGTCAGCGAATTACTAAAGTACCTGCACGATAACATTGACCCGGATCAGTTGGTTGCCGATTACATGGCACTAACTAAGTCTGAGCGGGTGAAGTTTGCCATTGACATAACCAAGATGCTGCGCGAGGAAGGTCAAACAGACGGCAAGGTTGTGATCGAATTAATCTACCCTGATGAGCAACTACCAGATACCGGTCAAGCGGCTGCATAGCGGTCAGCTACAGGTGATGGCTGATGCTAAGCGGTACAACGTGCTGAAGATCGGTCGCAGGTTTGGCAAGACCACGATGAGCGTGAACAACCTGATCATCCGTCCTGCGTTGGAGGGGTTTCCGGTTGCTTACTACGCTCCGACTTACAAAGACTTGGATGAGGTCTGGCAGGAACTAAAGACAATGCTGATGCCAATCATATCGGGCAAGAATGAACAGACTAAGCAGCTTCGGCTTATCTCTGGTGGTCTTATCGACTGTTGGAGCCTGGACAATCCTGACTCTGGCCGTGGTCGTAAGTATAAGCGCGTTGTTATCGATGAGGTCGAGAAGTCAAAGAAGTTCAAGGAAGCATGGCAGGGGGCGATTATGCCTACCCTGCTCGATTACAATGCTGATCGGCACGTTCGACCGGTTCAGTTCGATAAGAACCAGACGCTGTATCTGTCGTTCGACTTCAACGTCGACCCTATCACCTGCATAGCGGTTCAGAGTACGGGTGTGGCGATCCATGTGGTACGTGAGTTTGCACTGCCTAACTCAGACATCTACGCGTTATGTGATCAGATCGTATCGGCTTATCCGACTGCATCGTTCGTAATTACGGGGGATAGCACGGGAGCAAATCGAACGGCGGTAACTCAGGGCAACTTGGGGTATTACGATGTGGTACGAAACAAGCTACGGTTAGGTAATGCCCAGATGAAGCAGCCTCGAATGAATCCATCGGTACGGGACACGCGGGTACTGCTGAACAGTCTGCTTCAGAATCACACGGTGCTGATCGATCCGAGCTGCACGGGATTGATTCGGGATCTGAAGTACGTGGAGGTAGATGGTGAGGGGGATATCAAGAAAGACCGATCGACCGAGAACAAGAAGGCTGACTTGCTTGACTGTTTACGGTATTACTTATACACATTTCACTCCGATTTCATTCGATTCTTTTTGTAAATTTGTAACATGGCTACATACTACGCAGCGGGAACGATACCAACAGGGCAAGAGGTAAATCAATTTAATATAGCAGTATATTATTATAATACTTTACACTTTGGTACTATTGCTACACTTTCAGCACTATCATCAGAGGTTGTTAATATTGAAAATGCAAACGGTGGGAATTTTACTTATCAGTTAATAGCTGTACCTGCAGGTACATTGGTTAAATTATATTGGGATTCACCCACTAATGTCGTTACTTCTTTCACTTTTGAAGACCAAACTACGGCTGATATATTTAACTTGCCATTTGCACTTGTAACCAATTGCACTGGCTGCGGCTCGGTAGAATGGGCTGAGTGCGAAGAAGACTACACGATTGATCTGGGCTTAACGCCATCGACATCTTACAACTACACGCTTACCAACGGTCAGACCGGAATCCAATACACCCAGAACAGTACGACTGATGGTAGTGGTGTAACGACTTGGGATACGTACCTGTTGCCTGAGTTGTATGTGAGTGGCAACGTGTTTGTCCTGACTGCAAC